CAAAAAGAGGTATGAGAGTTCCAAAATTTATAAATATTAGTTTTACTTATACAGTTATACACTCTGAAGCTCCAAGTTTGGATATGGCTAGAGATGAAACAACTGATGGTAGTGGTCGTAGTATTATGCACGAAGAAACATTCTATGGAATAAATAAAAAAGATGGAGTGGTGGGTACTGGAGATACTGGTGGAGTTAATTTAAATATTTAAATGGAGTTATTTTAAAATGCCTAGATATAAAAATACAAATATAAAATATATAGAATTAAATAGTAAAAGAAAAGCATTTAATACTACACTTTATGTATCTGTTCCAGAAAAAGATACTGACCAATATTTCATTTCACAGGATGGTGATAGATGTGATAATTTAGCACAAGAATTTTATGGTAATGCAGAACTTTGGTGGTTTATAGCTAGAGTTAATAACTTAAAAACAAATAATATTCCTCCTGGAATATCATTGAGGATACCTGCTTCTACAGATAACGCAAGAGGTCTTTAAAAATGTCTATAAATAAAAGAGTTTTTGGTTCTGATATACCCAACAATGTAAAAAAAGTTTTAGAAGCTAGACAAATACTAGCAGGAAAAGAAACCCTCCCAAATGAAGAAATAAAATCAGCTTTTAGTGATTTACTTTTTGACCCACAAGATCGAGGTCATGGATTGTACAATGCTCAATATCAAGATTTACTTGATTTTAATTTTATGGGGCAAGCGGATTTATCATCGAGAACACCATTTGTTAGGATGTGGGTTGGACTAGATCTTGTACAAACAAAAATTAAAGAAGGAGCAAAAGGTTATCAAACTTTAGAAGACTATGTTATTGATAATCCCAGTCAACTGGATGCAACAGCTGAAGAAAAACAAGTTGCATGGAATAACTTTATACTAGGTGGTCAAAAAGAATATTATCATAAAGATTCTATTGATTTTGTTAAAGTAAATGGAAAGCCAAGAATATATCAAATTGGTAATAATATCGGTAATCAAGAAGATTATTTTAATGAATTAAATACAAGTATAGATCAACCTTATAGTTCTGCAATAGAAGCGGCAACTTTACCAAGAGAGTTCGATACTAATAGAAATGAATTTTTCAGACCAACAACAGGTATAATAAATTTACAGTCCGATACATTGGGAGCTTTAGGACTTTTAAAAGAAACAAAAGTTACTTTTCAAGTTGGAAATTTTGAAGATTATGATAAAATATATAGTAGATATTTTTTAAGACCCGGTGCTAGGGTATTTGTTGATTTTGGTTGGGATACAAGTGATTTATATGATCCCCAAAATCTTTTGGATGGCATTTGTCCAGATTATAACGAAGAAATTCAAAACACACATCAAGATGATTTAGAATCTTGTTTATATGGCGAAAAAACATATCATCATGATCCTGATAATGCATCAAAAGTAATAACAAAAGGTTATGATGGGTATGTAACACGAACTAATGGTGGTTTAGAAACATTACATGGAATTGTGAGTGATTATAATGCTAGAATAAATTCAGATGGTACAGTAACTTGTGAGCTTACTATTAAATCATCTAATTCAGGATTAGCTAATCAAACCTCAAGGGAAATTGGTGAAGAGAGTAGAGCAAATAGAATAGAAACCATACTTAACACGACAGTTTTATATAATGGTTTATTTTTAAGGTTAGGTTTACATACAGCAGTTAAAAAAGGTTTAAAAGACCATTATACAACTCAGTTTCGTAAGAGTGATATGAAAGAACTTATGAATCTAAAAAAAATTGGTTTTGCTTCAAATACTTCTCGAATTAGAATAGAAGAATTAAGAAAAAGTTTGTTAAATAGAATGGGTATTATAGATGACGCTGGACATATACCCGGTCCTAGAACGGTGGATACATTTAATTTTAAAACATCATTAGCAAAAGGTTTATCGGATGATTCTATTGCTAGTGGTGTTGCAATTTCTACTATAAGAGATACAGAGGATATCTATATATCAATAGGACATTTAGAAGATTTTGTTTTAAATCCTGAATTTGGTTTTGGGACTGATACGACTAACAATCAAGACGATATCGCAAAGAAAAATTTTGAAGTTGTATTTGACTCTTCAATGAGTTGGACAAGTTATATTCCGGCTATTATAGAAAGACAAAAAGCTGTATTAGCTAATGCAGGTGGTAGAATGAGTGAAGAAAAACCATTATTTCTAATTCCTGAATGGTGGGGTACAAGTTCTCATCAAACTGCAATAACACATGACAAAATTACTGAAAAGTGGGTTGAGGATCGAGGACATTATCATGTTGATTTTGCTCACAGTCATACATTTGATGTGGATGGAATATATGGTTATGACCACCCATTATTGGATGCTTGGCAAGACGATGCTATGTTCCCATCAAACGCTGCAGCTAATGAAATGATAATATCAAGTCCTCGTTCTGATGTCTATTATAATATGGATCGTTATGTGTCAGGTTATGGTACTGGTTTAGGTGATTATGGAGCTATAGGTTCTGGACTAGATACTGGAGTCACTTGGAGGGGTTATGATGAAGAATTAGGGGATATTGATATTCTAAGAGCACACAAATTACCTCATCTTTTAGAAAGAAATGCAGATGCTCAATTTGAGGAGGATGTTAATCCCACGCCATTGTCTACAGGAGAAAGGCTACCTATGTATTGGACAGATATGCATCCTGAAGGTGGTAGTCAAGGAGTACTCCCATCACATCATCATGACTATTTAGATGATTTTATTACAAGTGCACCAAATACAGTTATTTATTCAAACACTGATTGGCATAGAGTTGCCCAATATTCAAATATAGGTAGTGGTGGTTTAGAAAGTTGTGCTTCATATTGTATGAGGTTGGGTGGCGAATGTTCATCACATGACCAGGGAATGTGTAAATATAAAGAGGGATTAGGTGGTGACGGTTCAGTCAAAGGTGTTGAAGGTGGTCAACATTTAGAAATACATAATCTTCCAGTAGCAGATGAAAGTAATCAATTTCAAATAGAATGGAACGGTGTGTTTCAAGCTATACTTGGTGATGTTGCAACAGATATGGATGCTATATTGTATGACCCCAATGCATTAAACAATAGTTTCTATCACCAATATGGTACTTTTCAAAATGGTTGGGAATACGGCACTAGCCTGGTTAATAATCAGAGAAATATACTTGAGATGTGGGGTCAGACAGATGCTGGTACTTGTGGAGCTCCTATCATTGGTACATTTGATACTCAGCTTAATAATTGGGGACATAAGTTAGATTATTGGTTAACTCAAGGCTATAATGCATATCCTGGATGGAGAAGGTATACATTTTATCAAAAGGATAGTGGTATGTGGTCGTCTCCTGATGACATATCTTATATAATGACTAATGATAATCTTGCAAAACATGATTATAGTTCAACAGACATACTTCATCCATATTGTTGTTGTACTACTTACAGTGGTGGTAAAAGAATTGGTTCTATTCTTGCTCATGTTGAAGGACCACATAAAGGGAGGTGTGCTTATCATTATAGTTATAGTCAGGATCCAGCTTATGATTATGTTAATGATAACCAGGAAAGTTGTGAAAGTTTTTGTTGGGAAATCAATAATGAACAAGTATGTGGTATGTGGTTAGAAGGTTCAGATACTGGCAATGTCCACAGTAGAAAACAATATGCTTGTAAAGATGCAGGTAGTACAACACAAGTACATGATGATAAAACTATAAGTGAAATTTGTGAATCTTGGTATGGTGAGTTACTAGACGAAGGAAATGTAATGTATGCTGTTCCTAATGGTTGTAATGGAAGAATACAAGTAGATGCTCACCAAAAAGTATATTTTACCGGATTTGATTGTAAGGTAGATGCTAGAATAACAGCTTTTAGATTTCCAGAAATGGTAGGACGAGCCACAGCGACTATAGAAGATTTTTCTTCAGGTCCCGCTCATAGAAGACAAAGTAGACATAAACATCTGTTTGGTGTACCATCTGATTACCAAACAATGTCATTCAATCTTCATGAAGATCCTGATAATCCCGACTACCAAATACCTGAAGATGGGAAAATTACACAAACGAATGTACAACTAATGGGTACACATAAACATAATTATTATGAAATACATACAGAATATGTTGTTGACCCAATACCATTAAGTAGTTATGATTCTAAAATTAGTCGGAAAATTAATCCTGATGGGAGAATGGCATTTCTTCAAGAATTTTATACTGAAGAACAAATAAAAAAGATGTCTGATTTTAACAATGAAACTTTAGAAAATCAATATGATATCGTTGATTATAAACAATCTGATATTGATCAAGCTGCTAATAGGATGCCAGTTAGAGAGTTATTTATTAAAGCTAGTTTAATAAAAGAACATTTAACATCCGAAGAAAATCTTGTACAGGGATTACAAAATATGTTTGATCAAATTAATGCAGAAAGTCATGACACTTTTAAATTTATGGTTACAAGTGCTGGTGGTGATGATACTAAATTAGCAATAACAGATTTAAACATGCCAGCTTTAAAATTATCACAAGAAAAAAGATTTAATAGATATCGTGGTCAATCAGAAGATGAGTATGATAGATTGTTTGAATTTAAAATAAGGTCAAAAAATACAATAGTTCAAAATTATGATATTAATTTTAATTTAGGATCAGGAGCTATTGGTAATATGATGGCTATAAGGGGTATGAGTGCTGGTGACCAAACAATACCAATTGGATCAATATTAGATCAAACTTTAGCATTAGAAGCTATTGAATCTTTTGAAGAAATTCAGGGAGATTCGGATATACTTGGTAAAACAGATGCATTTAATGTAAAATATTTGCCAAGTTTTGGTGATAATCAATTTTCACAAATTCATAGTAGAGTAAAAGATACATTTTATATAGATCGTGGTTTTACGAGAGTTGGGTCTCTATTAGCAGATGAAGTTAGATTTGGAAAAGATGATCAGTGGAGTAAAGTTAACACTGGAGATGCTCAAGATTTAAATGATATACTAACTGCATCAGAAGATGAACTAAGACATAATGCTGGAACATATCTTAGTCCAAATGTAATGAAATGGAAGAATCAACCTAGTGCAACACAAGGTAGTACTGAAGATGCTGAAGCTGTTGTATGGATGTCCTCAGAAAAAACTATATGGCAAGATCCAGAGTCAGAAGGCTTTGGAGATTACAAACAGGCATTTTCAAAAATAGATAAAGGACAACTTAGATATGGAAAATATTTGCCACAAAATGAAGAGGAAAAACATTATAATTCATTATATAATAGAGCTAATGAAAGACTAAATGGTTTTGTAACTATTGGTGATCTTAGTGATTATTATTTGGCTTCTGTGATGGAAAATTATAATATGGACAAAGATTCATTATTACCTTTGACATTAAATGTAACAATATATGGAATATCTTCATTACTTCCTGGAGATATATTTAAGGTAGATTATTTACCTGAAAGATATAAAAATAATGTATATTTTCAAGTTATGAGAATATCACACTCAGTTGATAAGGGTGGTTGGAAAACTACTTTAGAAACACAATGGAGACTAAGAGCTGAGGCAAAGAAAGAAGCTTCTATATATAAAACAAGTGAACTTGTCATAGATCCTTCTGTTTTAGAATCAAGTGGTTTACCAACTAGATTGACAATGGGTATGCACAATATAACAAGATTACCATATATTGATGCATGGACAGATACTCCATCTGAATTAATTGCAACAAGACAATCAGATCAATTTTCAGATAGTAAAGAGAACCCCTCTGCTGCATATATTTATAGCACCGCCGCCACGGAGCAACATCAGTCACTGAATTTAATGAAAAGAGGTCCTATACAACTTGAAAATGTATATAAATTTAAATGGAAAAGATGGGATGGTCAACCTGAAAGTGAATATTATGCTGGTGTTATTCCATGGCTTTTTCCAACTATAGTAGTTGGTTTCTGGCATGGTTTGGTAGATCAATGGTATGGTGGTGACAGCATAACAAAATCTACTTTACAAATGAATAAATCACCTGGCCTTTGGAGTGATAATGCCAATTGGGGTGCTGGATTTGAAGATGCATTTATTGAGATTGGTAATATGTGGGATGAGGCTTATGCAGAGAATGATGGAGCCCTAGATGTAACAATGGGTTTTCTTGAAAATTATGGTCACACACTAAGAGGAGCTTTTACTGATGAGGGGTCTAGAAAAATAAAAGGTTATATGTCAGCTGAAAATTATTTTACAAAAAATGTGACTCATATATATGACCAGGAACAGTTTACTGATATGGCTTATAGTAACATCCTTGAAGATGCAGCTAGAAATAAAGATTATTATAAATTTGTTGGGTATCATATAACTCATGGGGATTTTCTTAAAAAAGGACAGCCTGGGATGGGATATATAGATGAACAGCCAGTTAGTAGCTTACATATGGCGTATCATGATTTTGTAACTTATTGGATTGCACATGATGTCACTGTAGAAGATGGAACAACTTTCTCTCCTGCTGTCATAGACCCAACTAGTAGTAATACTAAAGCATCAGGATATAGTATGGGTCCATATACTTGGGGTGTAAATAATATATTATATCCAAATGGTTTTTCATTTAGAGATAACAGAAAAGACTCCGAAGAACTTAAAAATTTAATTGATGAATATATGAATAAGGCTTCTCAATCAGAGTACACTGATGAATGGAATCAACGAATTACAGAAGCTAAAGCTTTATTAAGTACAATAATAACCAAAGAAACTTTTAATTTATCAGGAAAAATGGGTGAAAGTCAAGAAGCTCAGACAGAAGATTTTTATTATGACGGTTATGGATCAACTTGGAATCCAGGTGGAGAAGAAAATAGATCTAATGTGATGAGAATAGCACATTATTTAAAACTTTATGAAGGCGAAACTTATTATTTATTATATCATCCTGGAAATAATGAAGAAGGAATACTAGATTATTTAATTGTTCCTGAAGCTGTTTGGGAAAATACTATAGCTAGACAATTTTGTTTATGGCTGGTAGGAAGATGGATGGCATATCAGGATAAAAATTCTCCTACATTTATAACCTCTCCAGAACTAAATTGGTTAAACGACATAAGAAATATATACTCAGGAAGAAAAGCATACTTTGATTATGCAGCCGCTGAGGAGAGAGCTAAAGCAGCCTATAATGATCCGGATAATTTATTTGGTTGGGATTGGGATCCGTTTCATGAGTATTAGTAAAAATTGAAAAAAAGCTTGTTTTTCTCATAAAAAGGTTATATATTAAGATACGATGTATTGTGTTATACCTATATTCAAAGACCCAAACCTACATCCATTACATAAAGATAATGGATTGTCAGCCTTATGGTGTCAAGCAGAATCTGCAGAAGAACCATTCTTTTTAATCCAACACCATCCTGATTCAGATAAAATGATGGAAGATTATAAGTGGTTGAATGATGAATTGATTATGACACCTGATAAAAAACTATTAAATCATTTCTATAAATTTAAAGATGTTGTGGATAAAAACTTCATTTGGTGGATAGATACAGGCAAACCATTTGAGAACAATATTCGTAATAATGCAATAGATTTCTTGAGTAATAAGTTCTACAATGTAAAAAAACTTAACGAAATCATACCATTATCGAAACATAATGAGTATTGTAGTGAGGTTTATAAGGGAATGGCTAGAGCATATGTTGGTGGAACTGATGATTATTATATGAATGAATTTACAGAAGCTTTCGGTTCAATTGAACAAAATGGTGTAAAAGTATCAGATGATGTATGTGATATATTTGATATGAGAGTAAAGAAACATATATCTAATGGTAAGTTATATTCAAATTACAATCTATGGACTACAACGGGTCGTCCAAGTAATTCATTTGGTTCAGTTAATTTTGCAGCTCTACCACCTGATAAGAGAAAGGCTATAGTGGCTGAAAATGATTATTTAGTTGAATATGATTTTGATGCATATCATTTAAGAATAATTGCATATTTAGTTGGATACCATACATTTGATAAAAGTTCAGTTCATGAACATTTGGCTAAATGGTATGAATGTTCATATGAGGAATCAAAACAGAAATCATTTAAATTATTATATGGTGGAATTGATAAAGAAACAAGAGAAAAAGTTCCATTTTTTGATTTAACACATAAATTAATAAATGATAAGTGGAAAGAAATAAATCAAAATAAATACATTTTAACTGATATTTATAGACGGAGAATAGTATTAGAAAATTATGATGATTTAAATAAGAATAAACTTTTTAATTATTTGATTCAAGCATTAGAAACAGAATTGAATGTTAGAAAGATTTTATTACTTCAAGACTATTTATTAGATAAGAAGACTAACTTGGTATTATACGGATATGATAGTTTCTTATTTGATTTTTCAAAACAAGATGGAGTTGAAACTTTGAAAGAAATCAAAAGAATATTAGAAGTTAAAACTGATGTACCAGGTGATACAGAACCTTATTTTTACACCAAATCAAAAATGGGTTTGAACTATGGTGAAATGCAAGACATAACAAAGAGGTTATAAATGAAACATATTTCAGAAATTATAGATGAAATCTTAGTAGAATGGGCATATCGTGTTCACGATGGAATGCCTAATCCCAAAAATACAGAACACATTCAACAACTTCGTGAATCAATGGAAGAATTGAATATTCCAAATAATGTTATTTATAAAGTTATAGATAATATAATAAATGAAGATGATATTGTTAAAAATAAAGAGTCAGGTAATACATATGTAGTAAAAAATCATAATCCTGAAACACAAGATTTAGTAAAAAAAGATGCTAGTCCAGAAGATATTAAAAAAGTAGAAAAGGGTGATGATAAACCTGATAAAAAAGAACCATCTAAACCATCTAAAAAACAATTACAAAAAGAAAAAAAGAAAATGGAATATCTACATAAGATTGCGGATTTATTTATAGGAGCTAATAGTGAAGAAAAGGGACATGGTAGATTTAGATTATCAAGAGAAGATGTAGATGCATTTAAAGAACATCAAAATAAAACTCCAGAACAATTATTAGAGGAACAAAAAGCTAGAGAACAAAAAAGAAAAGATGAAATTGGTGAAATAACTGAAGAGGATGCACAAATTGTTTTAGATATAATAAAATCTAAACTTACACCAAAACAATGGAATGCCTTAAAAAGTAGAATAAAGAAAAAAGGAGATCCACCGGGAGAATATAGTAAAGGTGAAAGAGGTGCAGAAAGAGTTAATCTCGTGATACAACACTATTTAATGACAGGTGGAATAAGTGCTATAACAGGTAAACCTGTACCATTTTCAGATTCACAACTTGACCATATAATATCATTAGATAATGGTGGAGTTGATGGGCCTGAAAATTGGGAATGGATGGAATCAAGATTTAATCAATTTAAAGGTAAAAAAACAAAACCAGAAGTAATAAAAGCTCTTAAAGAAAGAGGTATGAGGACAGATGCAGAATGGTTGTTGGAAGCGACTGATGATGAATTAAAAAACTTTGAAGCAGAAACCGCTACAGCTTATTGGAATACCATTTTTGCAGATACTGATGATGATGGTAATCCTGGTATTGATAGTTTAACTATTGAAAAAATAGATAATATGACATCTAGTGAAATAGATAATTTAGCAAAAGGATGGGGTAGATTTGTAGGTGAAAAATCTCCCTTGTTTATACCAAGATATGGCACAAGAAAAACAGAAATTGATGGAAAAAGACATGCATATTCAAGAGGTGGTCATGTAAAACCAGACAAAAATAATCCTAACACTTGGGGTGTGTCAACTGATAATATGGGAGTGACTTGGTCAGAACCAACACTTAAAGATAACCCTGATGGGTACGAAAAGGCTTTGGCCATATATGATAAATCAAGAGCTTCAGGTGGTGCTAAAATAACAGTAGGTGAAGTTAGAGAAATGATTAAAGCTAAAATACCAGGTATACCAAGTAAATCTACAACAGATGAACTTGATGTAATGTTTGAAGCTATACTTGGTCAAGTAGAGGCTGATAAATCAAAAATAAGTGATTTGAAAAAAACAATTAAAAAACAAAAAGCTGAAAATTAATGAAATCACAACTATTATGCTCATTCACAACAAAAGATAATCTTGATGAAACAGTCAAGAAAATAGTTGATGCATATGAAATTGTGTTTAACAAAGTATATGTATTACAAAATGAAAACAAGGTAAATGAATTAATCTGTACATATAATGTGGATACACAAGGTGGTGTGGATTATAATAAAGTTGATGGAACTATATCATTACATAGAAAAAAATACTCAAATACATTATATACAATTAATGCATTAAATGAATGTATCAAGAATTTAAACAATGGTGTTATGGATGAAAAGTTTATGATACCCTGGGAAAACTTCAAGAATATGTTATTAATAACAAATTCAGAAGGATTGAATAGAATAAATACAAGAATATATAAAATAATAGAAATAAATAATTAGGTTTTTAAAATTTAATATATATTTATATATACAAATTATAATAACAATAGGAGAAATAGGTTATGGCCAAGTCTAAAAAAGATACCTCTCAAGTAGAAGAAAAAAATGTAGAAGTAGTTGAGGAAGAAGAATCTACCTTATATTACTTTTATTCAGTTGGTTGTGGTTTCTGTAAAAAAGCAGAACCAATCATTGATGAACTGATAAAAGAGGGTCACGATATTTTAAAACTTGATTTAGCAGAAAAAGATAATCAGGGATTAAAAAATGAACTTTCAAAAAAATACAATAAACAATGTGGAACGCCATGGTTCATAGATGGTAGCACTGGAAATCAAGCGTGTGGATTTAGAGATAAGGAAACATTATTAAAATGGGTTAACGGAGAAGATATTCCAGCTCCACCAAGACCAAATGGTATTCCACCAAGACCACCATTTTTAGATGCTTCTGATGAAGAAGTTACAAAATGGAAAGAAGATTACAATAAATGGTTAGATAACAATCAACATCTTCCTGAAGAGAGAAGAAAAACAGCTAAAGAAATACTTGATATGCCAAGAGCTAAATCAGAACCACCTAAGCCACCAGCTGTTCAAGCAACTGATGCGGATTTGGATAAATGGGCTCAAGAATATATTAAGTGGAAAGGTGAAAATGGTCATCTTCCTAATTTGCAACCAGTCGAAAATATTTTACAGAATTTCAAAAATAGAAGACTTCAAATGCAACAACAATCAGCTTTACAAGCGGATTCAAAAAGTGTTGAAAAGATAACTAATCGAATAGATGAAATCGAACAAAAATTAGATAAACTTATGAAACATTTTGGAGTTAAAGAGTAATTGAAATTCAAACCAAAGGTTACACGAGATAGAGAAGCCACCAAAGAGGAAATAGATTGTATTAAAGAAACCGAAGAGATGTTAAAGGAAGAAAATAAACTTCCACCAGCATCTCAAATGGTTAGAGATATAGCTACAACTCATTGGAAATCATTAAAGGCTTGGTTAAAGGGTTCTCAAGTAATTGCACCACAAGAAATAGCTGAAAGAAGATGGGAAATATGTAAAAAATGTCCCCATCTTCTCTACGATGAAGTAAATCCAGATACCAATAAGAAAGATGGTAGATGTACTCACTGTGGTTGTTTTATGAATGTGAAAGTACACTATGCAGTTGCTGAATGTCCAATTGATAAATGGGATGCTAGTTGTCAATGTAATCCAAATAAACAATGTGATGAATAATTTAACAAAATCAGAATTTATGAAAATATATAACGAGGGTAAAAATCTTACAGATAAGCCCATTTTCATAAAATTCTTTGCAACTTGGTGAGGCCCTTGTAAAATGTATGAGCAGTTGCTCAACGAAGTTACACCGGAATATAGTAGTAAAGTAAGTTTATATGAAGTTAATATTGAACAAGAGCCTGAAATAGCTGGTTTATTTGGAGTTAGAAGTGTTCCAACAACTACAACTATTTCAAAAAGTGGTGATATATTTTCCCAATCAGGTGTTATAAATAAAGACACCTTAAAATATTTTCTTGAAGGATTATTATCAAAAAAATAAAAAAAAGCTTGACTTATATTGCATTTTTGATATATATTATAGGTAAGAAATAAAAATAGGTTATATGGTTCATAAAACCATAAATAATAAACGATAAACAATAAAACACAGGAGAAAGTAAATGGATATAAATGCAATCAAATCCAAACTCGCAACATTACAATCAACTTCAAATACAAAAGATAACTTTTGGAAACCTGAACCAGGCAAACAAGTTGTTCGTATTGTTCCTTACAAACATAATAAAGATAACCCATTCATTGAGTTATTTTTTCACTATAATTTAGGTAACAACAAAACTTACCTTTCACCAATGTCCTTTGGTCGTCCTGACCCAGTAGCAGAATTTGCTGACAAACTAAAATCTACAGGCAATAAAGACGAATGGATTCAAGGTAAAAGACTTGAACCTAAAATGAGAACTTTTGCACCTGTAATAGTTCGTGG